CCGCGATCGAAGAATCAAGTACATGCAATTCTTCGACTATCCATTAGGTCCATTCAATGATTCCTACTATAAGTATATCAGTAAGGACTTCTTACATGCGATTGAATACCATGATAGTACACTATTACCACCTAAGGAACGTCCTTGGGAACATTTTGTATTTATGTATTGCACAACTGACAATGTATTGAGTCTAACTAAATGGTTAGATAATATCGATAGACGACGATTCCCATATAGTTTGGAAACATTCGTATTCATACCTTTGGTATTATATAGCCTTAGACAACTCATTAATCAACTTACTAATGATAGTAAGGCGTCCTCTACGACGATGGACGATCATCTTCTTAAAAAAAATGATTAGTACTAATTTTTAGGAGGTCAATTACAATGGCTTTAAAAACGTTATATGCAACTTTCGAAGCAGAACGTGCAGAACAACAATATCATGATTTGATGTTAGAACAAATTCTTGGTTCTGATGTACGCGATGCTATTATGGAAGCAGCAGAAGAAGAAGATACAAAAGAAACAAAACGTGACAAAACTGGTCACCCTGAAGAAGACGGCGAATCCAAAGATTCTGATAAAAAATCTAAAGATTCTGATGAAGAAACTGATGATTCTAAAGATAGCAAAAAATCTGATAAAGAAGACGAAGAAGCTGCTGAAGAATCTTTCTTCATGGATGAAGATGCCATCTTAAATTATGTAGGTGAAGCTGACGAAGTTGACGCTGAAGATGCAGAAGCTGAAGATACTGTTACTGAAGCTGAAACAGAAGAAACTGAAGATGAAGAACAATCCGAAGAAGATGAAGCTTTGGAAGCTCTTATTGACAGCATCCCTGAAACAGACCCTTCTGAATGTGGGGATTGTGCACCAGTAGGTAGCGTTGAAGAAGCGTTGATTTTCGATGAAATCGATCGTTTAGTTCCTGATACTGTACTTTACTAATATACTAGTATATAGGAGGACTATTGATGAACGTATTCACTGAAAAGAAACAAATCATAATCGATTATCGTGGTGATATCCCTGTTCTTAATGTAGCAGGTCCGATTGATATTCCATATTGGGAAACATTGGAACATATTTCTCAAATGCTTATGTATAACGTACGCATTTATGAAGTATTGAGTGATGGTTCTAAAGTGGAACTTGATCTTTGTAACTATGATAAAGAAAACGATCCAAAAAAACAGGGCTTGAAACAAGCCTATGAACCGACTACCAAAGACAACCCAACTCGTCTTGTTACTGATAAACCATTAAACATGTCTGAAGTAACTGACAACTTCACTAAACCACAACCATTACCTCCAACAAAAGTGGAAATGATTCATGATACAAACTATGAATCCATGGTGACTGGTGAAGAACCTACGGTTGTTTCCAGTAGTGCTACTATTCGCGAAGAATCTAACAAAAAAATGAGTAAGAAACTTCAAAAAGCGAATAAAATCTATGTTCCACCAACTGTCGATGACATTGATGAAAAATAGTCAAAAAAAAAAGAGAAGCGTTTGCTTCTCTTTTTCTTCGTTTTTTTACTTTGAAAATAACTTAACAACATCCATTGCTAAGTCATGTTCAAAGAATGCTTGTAAGATCGGCCAGAAGTCTATTCTCATTACACTTCCCCCTTTCTTACATTTTTTAGTACGTTTTGGAGTAGAGCTCTTGGATCTATTCCTTTTTGATAACACTCCCAAAGGATGGCATCAATGATATTGTTTACTTCACTATCTCTATACATAGTCATATACAATATCACCATCCTTATCTCGACGTGCAGAAGCCATATATTTATATGCTTCAGTTTGCACCTCTTTTAACATATCAAGACCTTCAAACTCACCAACTACGATGAGTCTGAAAATCAATGGGTCGAGATTGTACTCGTTCATTAGATACATAATCTGTGAACGGTACATTTTAGGAAGCTTAATAATCCCAATAATATCACCTTGCGTCTCTTTCATAGCATGGGCAGATACGTTCCTACCTATATGAGACACAATACGACAATTTGTACGTTCTAACAAATCGACGATATCCATCATTCGATTCGATATAGTCTGTTGATTGTTATTAATCCAGTTAGCCAATGTTGGAGTGATTTGGCTAATGGAGATGGCGTCAATATATTCAATTTCCTTATTATTGGAATTGATATATTCGATCGCCCGATTCAATTCGATGATCGGATCTCTCTTAGTCATATCGCAGACATTTAAGAATTCTTGGAACTTCTTATCAAGTTCTCTACTTTCAATCATTAACAGTTCCCCCTTTCTTTTACTAATCGTTTTGGTGATGTTGCTGTCTTAGCAGCATGAGTCATCCATTCTTCGAGAGTGATGTCTTTGTATACACTCACTGAGCGATAGTGATAACTTTGTTTTGCTAGTTGCATAAAGTTTTCACTATTTATATATAGCTCATTAACTACTGCTTGATCATCTTTAAGCATAGACCATAACACTCTCAAACACCAATTCGCTAATTGGGTATCTGAACAGCTAAGATTACGTTTAAATACATATGGGATCTTAATCATCATATTCACATATGGAACATTACGATCGAGTCCATACAGTCTGCCCGCTACTGTATCCATCCATTTTGGGATACTGATCCGTCTAGCATCTTGTAATAGTGCTTCGACTTGTTCTATTAATTGTTCATCACTGTACTTGGACCGCAATAATTCAGCCATTTTCTTTGGGATTTTTACCCAAATCTCATAGCCTGGTTCAGTGTCTTTTTGGACTTTGATGATTTCTGCTTTCGATTGTTGAATTCTAGCAGCAACATCGATCCGCCCATTGCGTGGAGTCACGCATTGTTGGGACATGCGGATGTCCAATATGACTCCACAGTGACGGCATCTGAATCTACCGTCTCTGAGTTTGAATGTTGCTAATTGCCCATTCTTTGTAGTATGGGTACAATTGACAAGTTTCATTAGTTCAGGGTTTCGTTGTTCCACTAAACGAGTCAACGCTTTGACCTCTTTCTTAGTCATGTTACCAATTAGTAACTTCTCCATTATATTTTCCTCCTTAATAAAAAATATAAACATGAGGCTTATCATATCCTCATATTTATAATATATACTTACAATCGTTAGGTATAACAGTAAAAAAGAGAATGGTTGCCCATTCTCTTTTACTTGCTTCACTCTTCATCAGAAGGTAATTCTTTGGATGCTAACTTACGCAATTTAAGCTCTTTCATAATTTCATTATATTGTTTTTGAGCTCGATTATACTTCTTAGCTTCATCTTTAATTTCTTCTTTGAAGAAGATATCGTAATCGGATTTACGATACTTATTGTACGTAGATGGTTTAACGAATTGACGACCTAATTCTTCAAACGATAATGATAGTGCGATAGATGGACTATATGCCAATGCTTTACTTACTGTTAAGATCTGATAGTCATTCATCTTCTCTTCATTGTTGAATGCTGGTGGTTGTAGAATATCTTCCGTACTACGGATTAATCCTTTAAGAATCATTTCTGTATGTACAGAATCTACACTCATACCAGAGTCGATAGTCAATTTGTTATAGGCATTAACCATTTCATCAATCGTTGTACAATTATAATGATCTTTCTTATCCAATAGACGGATAATATTCTTCAATGGTTTACTTACTTCATTATTAACGATATTAATCATAGCGATTGGTGATTCAATATCCAATGCACTTAATTTAATACCAATGAAGTCAGCACCAATTGGTTTTAGATGTTTACTTACATCAGAGAATAGGTATAGCTCACGAGGATCATCAGGTTTTCCAATTTCTTGAATAGGAATCATCTCGTCTGTATCCTTGTTCCTGAGATAAATAATCTCTGTATGATCATTAAAATCCGAACTACTAATATCATCCATAGTATACAAATCTTCATTTCGAATTTGTAAGAACCATTGGCTCAAATCTTCTTTTGAGTCCATATTAAAGATGATTTTATTAGCATCTAATGCAAAGAAGCGATAGAAGTCTGCACTAAACTCAACCTTATCAGAATTTGTTTTCAGCATATGCTTAGTTGACAAAATCTTTTGTTGAATTGGGTTGTTGGTTTGCGTAGCAGCAAATCGTCCTGCATGGAAACTTGGTGTATTATTAATATAATACAAATCGCCATAACACTTATGGCAGATACCATCATGTGCCGTACATGTGACTGGAGAACGCATAAGAATCGTTTTACCAATCAAATGCTCATCGGTTTCCATATTTACTACATGTAATACGGATGGGTCTTCATCAGGTAACCGATAATACCGACCATTGATCTTCTTTAATACTTTTCGGTTAGTGACATGAAGTTCAATTAACCGTTTTGTATCACAATCATCAACGGTTTTACTGATATTATAGGATGATGTGAGAATCATGGTCTTATAGGAAAAGTGACCCGATTTACCCATAACGGTACTATTCATAATCAATGCTTTTGGACCTGCTTGACCATCAATATAGAAATTATTGATAGAATTCAAGCCACCAGCAATGTAGTTACTATTGATTGGTACTGGAATAACATTACCTTCAACATCTGGTTTTAACCCACCTGAGATAGCAAATTCTTGTAACTGACCTGTATTAATACCAGCACCCGTTACTAAGAATGGTTTTAGATGATTATCTTCATCATTAACGATAATATCCAAGAATTCTTTACGGGAATTGAAGATAGTATCTTCAATTTCTTTTGGTTGTAATGTGTCATCCAATTTAGTATGTAGGATTTCACGGAATCTAGGATACCGTTGAGCCAACTCAATAAAGGATTCCATATCCATCGTAGTACCTGCTAGAATACCAAAATCAGTAAAGATTTGGGATAATGCATAAATCATATCATCTAATGCTTCATTCATAGAGATGATATCTACTTCTTTATGATAGGGTGCAATTAAATTATGGTTGATATAATCAGCAATATAATCTTCAGTAATTTTAGCACCATCGAAGATATGTGGACTACCAATATCTTCTACTTTATCCAACTTTCTAAAAGCATTCCAGATAATTAGATTGACAATGAAGTGTGTCACTGGCATGGTTTTAATCTGTTCAGCTTTATCAGTTGAAAATCTAAATTGTACAGGGTGTTTACGAACTTTTTCTTGTTCATACCCCTGTTTCATGTATGTGTATAGTTCATTAAATACCGCTTTCCACTGTTTCTTATCTTCTACAATGGCATGGATATTAAATACGGTATCAGTAAGTCGCTTGTGATAGGCTTCATAATTGATATCACCAACGAGTTCTACATCATAACTTTCCATAATTTCCTCCAAATCAATAAAATATGTTACAATAGTTTATTGTAAACTTCGATATACGAACTTAATCATAATATATACATAGAGGAAACGTTAGTTTCCTCTATATTATTTCATACTAAGAACTTTTGTAGCTTCATTGTATTCTAACGTAATCGTTGAATTAATAAGCTCTGGGATATCCAGTATAATAAGTTCGTGTTCTCTATCACTATCTGAAATCGCTAATCTAGTATGACTGAGTGATTCGATAACTGTGTATGGAGTGAATTTAAGTACGGCGTTAAGTTGTTGTCTCAAGACAGATGGTAATAATGATTCAATATGTATTTGAATCTCAACGATAGAACCATCACCTTTACGGCTTACTCCTATTGTATGGGTGATATCCGTGGGATCTAAAATTCTAGTAAGACTGAAAATTCGCGTAATATCGCTACTATTCATATCAAGAATCGTTTTTTGATCCCCCATCCAACGTGTAGCTTTATAGATATCAACCCCCACAGAATCAATTGGGTCATAACGTAATATAATACCACCATCTTCCGGGAAGGATCGAATCACAATGGGGTGAACCGAGGTATCCAATAAGATTTCATCAATATCGAATACCCGATTGGCTTGAATCCAACCCATAGCACCAATCCATGACATATTCACTTTATTATCATCACGATGTTCCCATACCTTACGGATTCGATAGGTTCCAGGTAATGATTTTACATATAACCCTAAGATATCAAGGTTTTCAACATCGTTTAGATAACCGAGTTGATTATCTTGCATATCCTTTAAAATTACTTTATTACCGTATATGGTATAATAACACCAAGAGCACCCAGGGATAAAGAATCGTTTCCCTTCAGACTCCATTTTGTTGATTTCATCAACCCTAAATGTAAATAATAATGTATCCATTCATTGTGTCTCCTTAATAAATAACATCAAGTAGTTTCAATAATCCATATAGGATTATGATACAAACTGCTCCAAAACCGAGTCGAATGAACCATTCCACTGCCGTTAATATGTATCGTCCCTTTTTACTCATATAACCCTCTCCTTACTATAAGTCAATAATATTGCTCATATGAGAAGTGCCAGAACGTGTACGTAGGGTAATATCTCCTAAACTTTCTAAGATAGGATTAAATTTAGAGATGATATCATCTACCATGGTATCAATATCCATCGTGTCGATTACCCATTGTGGTAATCGATCAATATTTTGTGGTATACCTACTACAGTGATACCACCTTTAGCAATCTCACCAATAGGGCTTTCAAATATTTCCTTACGGATAATATCAGCCACATCACCAAATCGGTCAATGTTATCATTAAATCGCTTCTCTGTTTTATAATCCATCTTAACAATGAATATCTTTTCTGGAAGGTTAATGAGTCGATTCTTTTCAACGGCATTCCATACGATCGTTGCTTTAATGGCTTGCTGACTATATGGTTTCTTATAGGCTTCTGGTTCTTTTGCCGATACTAGGTTTAAATAGGTGAGCTCACCATTAAGGAATGAGCTTCTAAGTATCTCTCTAAAGTTCTTAATCTTACGAATGATAGTACTTACATTGATTTCATCCACATTCAGAATATCATCATGAATGATAGATGTGAAGAATGATTTTACATCATCTGATGTAGTAGACTTAATAAAGTCCAAACCAGAAATCTTAACCATAGGAGGATCGATTAATTGACCTTCCTGTAGTCGAGTATATGATACATACCGTTTCTTCTTTGGTGTCAATATCATCGTTAAGTTATAAAACTCGTTCTTCATATTGATACGCTTATGTTGCTCTGCTGGCATATTCACATCTTGACAATATCGTTCTAGGAAGCATTGTGAGTAGCGTGTTAATATATAGGCCATGATATTACAACAGATGAAGTCTAACTCATCTTCGTTTTCAGCCGCTACTTGAGTTGTAAGATTTTGGCTCAACATAAGCTCCATATATTTAGCAATCGTTACCATAGTGGAATCTGTATCTTGTGTCACTGTCGCAAATCGAGTATGCTGACTATCTCGAACAATACGAGATCGTGTTGGATGAATATGACATACATTATGGAAGATATACTGCCATAATGTAGTAATCGTATCTTCGATTTCTTCTGGTACTTTATTTGGATTACGGAATGATTTTGTTTCGGAACACAGAATTGTTAAAAGTCCCTTAACCTCAGATACATCTCGTAAGAATACATATAGATTATTCTTAAAGTACAATCGAAGTTGATCATAGTCAGATAGATTAGACACGATCGTTGTTAACATCGTTCTATAGTCATCATTATTGGATTGATCATCTCTGAACTGAGATAATAATCTATCAACGACACGTTTCACCATATCATCAGAATATGGATTAGAAACTGCAAAGTTCATATCCATATCCGTATTGACAACTCTGTCGATAAATAGAAGGCATTCATCCAAATCAAAGAATTTAATATTTCCTTCTAATAGTGCTTCAAATGATGTTTCTGCCGTAGCAATCAATGCTTGCCCTGTACCTGTAGTAGATGCCGCCACATATAGATTGTAAAATACAGACGTATCAGCACCTGCGGCACCGTAATATGAGTTGGCGATAACTTTCTCATTCCCTTGACCGATATCCCTTACAAGGAATTCATACGACCCTTGTGGGTATTTCTTACGTTCGGCTTTAATCTTATTACGATTATCCAAACTTTCAATCAATAGACCAGCTGAAGCATTGGCTGATTTATCATGGGGTTTAAATAATACACCATATCCTGCTAAAATTGGTTTTTGTTTAGCAAAAAATTCTGTCATAGCTAATAGGGTAGTATCTCTTGATGTCCCTAAATAGTTATTATCTAATAAACAAGGATGATCCTTCATTCTTGTATTAATAATGCGATATAGTTTCTCCTCAATATCTGATTCTGACATTGATGGATAAGTTCGCATAAGTTTTATTTTCATTTCAGATACCCACTCTTTTGAGAATGACAAATCTGATTTATTGATTCCCATTAGTCTCCTCCTTTGTAATATAAAGATAAATGAATACATCATTAATGTATTCATTCGAATAATATATATTTGTAACCAAGACTATGAAAAATCAGAAAAAGAATAGAGAATACGGAACGAATCCGTATTCTCTATTACATAAATTAATCAGTTATATTATTATATGTATTTGAACTATCCCTACTAATATCATCAATGCTGTTATAGTAGTTGATTAACAATGATTTGTTTTGATACTCTCCTCCATCATTATTTACATAATATGTTGGATCAACGTATACACCATTTGGGTTTAATTCAATTTTAAAGGATGAGCCCTTAGATATTTGATTTGGGAAAGGTATGACTACAGTGTATGGAACTGAATTATGTCGAGGACTATGGTACACTGTACCAAGTTCTCCATCAGTTTCAGATTTTACTATATGTCCATCAGCATCATATTCCGTAACCCGTATCTGTCTTTGTCTAGGACTATCATCTCTACCAGCCGTATTTAAATTAGGTGCTGTGGCACGATAATCACCATAATGTACAACATCAATTGAGCTACCATATGCGACATCATCAACTGTAATTGTATATGTTGGATTAGATGCCAACTTTAATATAGTATAATATCGAGAACTTGCTAGAGTAGGACGTATATTCACGGTAACATATTTGTCATTTATATCTCGATACATATACCCGATCCTATTATTCACCGCCAATTTCAACTGGATAGCTTTCCGCTGTTTTGTTACTTTGATAGTAAACCCATTCAAGTCATTAGTTGTATTGACATTGATAGGTCTCCATCCATTAGATAACACTGGGGAAAGATCCTTAGTAGTTGTACCAACCGCAATGAATTTATAATCAAATCCTTCTGTTACAGGAATTTGTGCAAATAACTTAAATTCAATAGCGGGTAACCATTTAATCCGTTTAGGTGATGTAATTGTACATTGTGTACCATCATCATTTGGTTTATGGTTATACCCAATACTATTAAAGATAACTGGTATATTGCCATCATTTACACAGGTTTCTGTTGTAAAGAATGTTCGATTAGCTGGTTTAATCATATTGATAAATGATAATGAGTTCACTACGCCACCAATATAGTTATTATGTAACGTATTGATTGGTAACCCTGATTGACCATCAATTGTCATGGTAACAAGGTCACCTAACCCAACATCTCGAGTATTCATCAATTTAACGATATAATGAGCACCTTGATTATAACCAGTGATAAATGGAATATCTAACTTATCTTCTGGGTTTCTTGAATATGATTTATCAAGAAGTCGCATACCAGCAATCTTATCAACACCATTATGACGTTCATATACAACGATAACAGATTTATCATTGTTTTCAACAATATCGGCATGAATACGAATGGCTAGAATATCACCCACATTATACGTCAATTCACTCATATCCCAAATACCAGTTCCTAATGATTTAGGACCGATAGATGTAATTTGAGGACCCGAACCAGATAGAATATCGCAATATCCATTTTCAGCAGTGAATCCTTCGATTGAAATACGATTCATAGCATCCATACGTTTAAAGATAATCGTACCTGTATTTGAACGATAGGTATTAGGGATAGCCATTTGAGAGTAATGGTCTTTATTAGTATTAATTTCAACGGAATTAATGTAATGACCATTATCGTCTAAGATAGCATACCCTTTAGTCGTACTAGAAGGGGTTGATTCAAAACGAATGTATTCATTATCAAAATCAGTATAGTATAGTTTAGTATCAGTTTGTCTACCAAATGAGATAGCGGTATAAATAGGCAATGGTGTTTTAACAACCTTACGGTTTAATTGATGTACATCTTGTAATGTACACGTAGTCATTGTATCAATACCAATATCAATCATAGACTTAGCTGTATCTACACTGCATCCGATTTGATATAGATGGTTAGTATCTGACACATCAATCTTATATACATTTTTATTGTATATAGGTTCAATAGTGAGAGATTTAGACGCATTCTTATTACTCAATACAGAATAATCAACCACTTGATTATCAGCATCTTTCACACAGATGTATTGTGTAGCAATATCTGGAGCGTGTTTAAATACTTCGTCTAAATACACAATCACGTTAGATGAGTATCCATTACTAATTTTAGTTAATGGGTTTTGGTAATATAGACGATAATCTGGATATAATTCAACTGTATTAGGTTTATATAGAATATCCTCTGGTGTTACTGGAGCCATAGACCGTAATCTAATTTGATCTCTAGGTAACACTGTTTCAGGAATTTGAGGTGTTACTGTGAGATCTAAGTAAGTATGAGTAGAACCTTTAGATAGTCCTAATATAGCTACTTTATCGATTAGACCTTTAGCTCGTGCAATATTATTACGGAACCCATCAAGTGTAGGTACATTCGTTTTACTAATCGTAAACGAAGACCCCGCATTATTAACAACAGGTTTCATCGTAATATGGTATCCATCAACGGCATTCTTATGGATTTCAGATGTCAAGTTAGATTCATTAACAACAAGTGCACTGATATCAATCGGAATAGGAATCGTTGCCGTTTCTAAATGATATAGATTAATAGCACGATCTTTGAATTTAAAGGTAACTTTAAAATCATCCAATCGATTCACTAAATATAACCAATGACTCGTTGCATTTGTAACTTTAGAAATCACTAAATCACCATAATAACTTATGATATCACTACATAAATCAAGAGCATTACCTACGTTAACACGGATCAATGGTAATGGTCTATATTGTAACGTAAATCCATAGGATGGGTTTTCAGCTGTAAAGGTAATTGAATCTGGCATACCATAGGTATCAGTGGCAAATACAGCCAAATCTTTACCAGTTCGATTATCAGTTACGACTAACACTTTAGATTCGGTACCAGTTACATTTAACAGTTGATCATTTTCGATTGTGATAGTACGTGTTAAGTTGACTTCATTTTCTCCATACATAGGGAATGTATCAGGAGCAAATTGTCCACTTCTCCAACCATCAGAACTTAATACACAATCAGTTGGAACACCTGCACCATAGGTTAATTCAAGACATCTTGGTGGGATATAGCGTTTAATGGTAATGATACAATTATCATATCGTTCATCTAACCGCATAGCATTATCACCTAATGCACGAACTGCTTTTTTACGGTTATCGTAGCGATAGGAATCAACGACTGCACCAGTGTCCTTCTTCGTAAAGATAATATCGAAGAAACCTTCATTAATTCGATTACCCTTGTTATTTTTTGCAAAATTGAATACGAGTACAGAACCATCAATATATTTCAAGTATTGTACATCAGTAGGTGATGTAATTCTATCTAAATATTGAGCAGGAGTTGAATTACCAATATCAATTGAATAGGTATAGATATCAACAATATCAACGTCAGATTGACCGAGTTCCATTCTGTAGATATGATCTACAGGCTCACTCTTTAAGAAATATTCAGTAAATGGTGATTGTGTAATGAATGTTAATTGTTTAATTGGTTTATATTGATCATATAACGCAACAGCAGATACAGTACCTTCATCAGTACCGACACGAACAGTTACCATTTTATTCGGAATATTGTTCAAAACCACTGGAGATACATAGGTCACATCCATATTGGATTTCCCATTAGCAAATAATGGATATAGATTATCTATATATTTACCAATGTCATCTACCCGTTCGCCAGTCATATTAGATGAGTTTGGAATAATCACATGACCAATTTCATCAGAGATAGAGGATAATAAATGAAGTTTCAAAATGTTCTTAGCATTGAATAATGTTAAGTACGCATCACCCTCTTTGAAATTACTTGCATCTGGTACAGGAATATCAATAAAGAACCCATTTTCTCCAAATGTAGCTTCATGGATAGTAGGATTAATTTCAGGCTCATATACAATATTACGTGCATCATCAAAGAACGCTGATTTAACATTGATTGCTGTATTAAGGAATACTCGTATAATACTGGAACTGCAATCAACACGTACCACTCCATCATGTAATGTATCCATAACGATAGTATCGTTACTATCGACATACACACCTTCAGTACGATTAGAAATAACTTCTACCGACTTCACATAATCAGTGAATAGTGGGGATGTGGTATCGATATGAATTTCTTTGACTGTTTGTGGTAATGGTTCATACGCAACCGAAATACGCGTAATCGGTTTATGTAACGTAATCGTTAATTTACCAGTATTTGGATTACAGAATTGACGAGTAATAATCTTACCACTATCTAAATCACGAATGAGTAGTAGTTTATTGGTAGGACCCACTAATCCTTCTTTTGTAATCGTAAACGTGCTTGTATTGGAAAATTCATCATATAATGAATAGGTATCTTCCGTGAACACTTTAGGGTCATCAATATCTTCATCATTTTCCCATTTACCGTTAGATAGTAAACCATCATCAGGGAAACCACCATTAAATTCCATATATAATGGATATTTAACTTCTCCACGACTTGGATCATGGGTTTCAATAGTGATTGTCATGGAACCTGGAATGATATTAATGATTTGATTAATTTGATCATCTGGTTTATTCGTTAACATGTGTGAATATACTAAATGATTATCAGCATCTACGATTTTCACATAATACTTACGAGATAATGCTTCTGTGGATACGAAAGCAATTCGTAACGCATTTAATGTTTTAGCATTCACAGATGCACCATGTGCTACTGTTTGAATCGTATGATCAAATTCGTTTTCAACCGTTACCGTTAACTTAGCTTTTGTTTCGTCAGTAAACGGATTAGTACCTAAGAACTTAATTACAGAATCAGTTGGTTCTACAAATGGTTCATATTCGCCTGGTTCAGGTAACGTTGGTTCGGGTGTAGCAATATGTTCAGGCATACGTGGATTTGGGTCTACGAATGGAACAATCGTTACATCTTTTGGTGGATCTTGTGGTAATGAATGAGGGTTTACAGAGCGTTTTGGTTTAGTATAGGTACTAATATGAGCTCGGTCATAACCACCACCATCTTCAACATTATCACGGTCATGAATCACTTTATAGTTAGCTGGATTCAAATCATGTAAATCCACACCATCTAATTCAGTTGGTTCTGGAGTTTCTTCCTCTTGTTCATGAAGAATTTCTGTATCATAGTCATAGATCGTTTTAACATTACCAAATGAAATACCGTTTTCGATATATTCTCGTTCTGTAATAGTTCGAGTATCATCAGGAATGTTATCATTGGCTAATCCTTCATATACGTTTCTAGGAGGAGGATTGACACCACCTGTTTCTTCTAGTGTCTTATCATGCCACATGTAGAAACGATTGTCTTGTGTCACATGCCAACGTACACGGTCATCACCATTGAGTAGTACACGATACCCATAATTTTCATCGAATAATGGTTCATATAACTCTAAGTCATACCGACGGTCAGCATTCACGAATCGATTAAAGAACCAGTCATCCAATAAATCTTTATACCAGTTACGAATTTCATTCAAATCTTTGATTTTCCCATCAGGGTTAATCTTTTCAAGAGAATCTAATACGTGTTTTTGGTATTCTTTATCTTTATTGAATAGACGATCTGCTAAGTACGCAGAATCTTCATCGATATCGAATTTAAACATAGCATCAGATGCATGTACCTTTTCATAAATTTCAAGGTTATCCAATGTGTTATGTTTCTTTAAGGTTGTGATAATAAACTTAAATGGTGCAATGATTTTAATATCTTTCTTATGAAGACGTACACCATTCAAATAGATATCATGGTAGGCTAAACAGATTGGACGAGTTGTCTTACCTTCCAAATCAACAAAGCCATCATTACGAACATGACGACGATGATAGATTAATCGTTCATCATACCCAACGTATGCGATACGATGGAACGCTGTTTCACCCGCTTTAATTGGTAGATTGAATTTTGGACGTTGTTTGAAATTATCATGATTATAAATCACATAAGAGTTCTTAGAGAATAAACGACCATCTTCCGTATAGATACGAAGACGTGGTTTCACATCTTGCTTTACGTTAGTGATGTTATTTTGTAAGTTGAAGTTAACCCCAATATTACGTAGATAATCATCACCACTATTCTTACGAGTGTATGTAACTAATTGGTTATTAGCACGTAAGAATACACCTTTATTCGCATTCGCACGTTCTTTAGGAACAATACGAAGTTTCATCTTAGGAGAGATATAATATACGGAGTTAGTCAAATCCAATTTAGATTCAACATTGTCCATTTCTGTATCAATCACAAATACATCATATCGATCATTGACATATTCATTCTCTTTGTTTGTTAAGAAGAATGAATTAGCTACCGTAGATGTCTTAATGATACCCTTAAGAGGAAGCGTTAATCCTTCTTCAGGAATGGAAGGAATCCAATACCCAAAATTGATACCATCAAAGCGTTCTACTTCAATCATAGAATCTGGTTTGATTAATCGTTTTGGTAAATATACATATTGGAATCCTCTATGTACAATGATAGCAGATGGAATCACCATTTTACCATCAATATAGAATAGATAGGAGTTTGCATCATCAAACTTCATATCATTTTTATACGTAAACACATATTGCGTTTCCGCAAATGTTTTATGGTCAACTTGGATATGACCTGTTGGATCAACTGGTACATCTTGTTCTGTAGAGTTACGTTCCTTAGAAGCTAAATGTTCAGCACTCCATTTGGAGATGTCATGATACCAACCAGTTAAGAAACCATAGGTTCTACGTTCATACTCAAGATAGAATTCAGACCAAAGTTTAATCAGACCACTAATTGTGTTCATCTTATAATGGAATGGATTCCATCGGTCTGTCATATCTACTGCATGGATACCTTCGTTCTTTTCGAAGTAATCTTTAAGACGATAGTCCCAATCAGCAGGTTTATAATTTTGCAATATCTCAGGAACGGAACCTTGTTGATAGCGATCTAACAATCGTTCTGTTTCTAAGTAGAAATCCATTTCAGTATCGAATTTAATATGATGGTTTTGTGTAGCTTCATCATATAAAGCAATCAAGAGAAGTTGATACTTCTGAGGATTACTGATTTCGATAATGTTTGGATAGTGTTCCGTTAAGACTACGGTACCATCGTTTGGTACATAATCTCTACGGTTTGGATGTTTGTATAATACAATGATATCATCTTTAGGTAACGGCATCTTTTGTAATTCAAAATCTACAAAGCGTTGTGTAACACTCACCGCTTTGATTTTGAATAACAGTTCCGTACCTACTAAGATGACACGGTGTGTATCAGCATAATCAGCGATATTGATACCATCAAATGTGAAGTTGGTATAATCTGGATTATAATGTACACCGCCCGTAAATTCAGTTTCCAATGTTTGTTTATTTTGGAAGATAGCGAAGTAGTTATCCGTTACATTAAATTCACGTTTAGTAGAATAGAATGCATTCAATAATAACTTACTACCTGCTGTATTAGTTGCATTAATCGTTTCCGCTACAGAAACGATAGCATTTGGAATGAAGAGAACATTGATTACTTTAGGTGTATCGATAAGATATTTAGCCAAATCTTTACGTCTAAAGTAGATATATGTGAACTCCTCGTTCGGTTTAATTCTAATATTCGTGATTAACTTGTTATCCACGAACACTAGTACGTTGTATTTAAAAAGCTTTCGATTACGATTGATGTCATCGAATGTTAACGCTTTATTATAAATTGCAGAATCACGCCAAGCTTTACGACGACCTGTTGCAATAAACTGATGTTTCATAGGGAAGACGAGAACTCGTTCAGAGTTCACGTCATCAAACATTTTAACCCCCACTTCAGTTTTTAACTGAGCCGTTGTAAATCGTTCTTCGTGATAAGCGACTAAATCTCGTTGGATTTGATAGTCGTATTGATAGGATTTAATCTGCATATCAGCAAAGAATTGTCTAAACATCTTAGGATTTAGATCCCCTAATGCTAGATCCTTCTTCACCATATCCTTATTAATATCTTCAGGCATAGTCAGTTAACTCCTTTATGAGAAACGATTATAGTGAGTTATTTACCTTTCGCAAAGTTTGCTACTACGGCATAAAGTTTATCACCGGATTTACCAATGATATCATCAAATGCATATTGGTTATTCAAGAAACCACCATTCACAGCACTGGCAATATTAAAGATAAAGTAATTGAAGTTTTCCAATGCAAACAAGGCAGCATCGCCATACATTTTACAGAATGCTTCTACATAACCACGAACTGTTAAATCTTTCATTGTGTTAGTGACCATATACGCAGATTCGTGTAATTTGGTAATGAATGTAGCGATCGTTGCATAATCTTCAGGTTTGAATGCCGCTTCGATATCACGTACAGCAATTTCAGTTAATCCTGATACCTTCAATGCATAATTTTGCACCATGCTGTTATCTTGCATTTTCAAAATAGCTAAGAAGTAGTACTTAGCTGTTAAGTATAATACTTTAGCAAATGCTACTTTATCTACATTCAAAGCAAATAATTTATTCAATACACGAGTTAGCATGTGTGCATACACAGAAGCACCTTCTGTGTAAAGAGTTGTGTTATTCAACTTAGAGAAGTTTTGTTGAACCACTCTAGCGATAAAGGCAGATTCAAGTAATACATAGAGTTTCTTTGGATCTACATCGATTCGACCACTATCATCTTTCGCATAGTTAGCAACACGGTCTAATACCGCAATACCAAACAAGTTTTGTTGGTTACCAGCTAAAAAGAATGGAAGTGGAGGTGGTAATTGGAAGTTAATATTAGATCCAATTGGTAGTATTTTACCATATAAACCATCTTTATGTGTGAATGCGTTTAATACATCATTCACGAGCGGATACTTAAAGTATCTGCGAATGTTACTAATTGCTTCATCAACAGCAGACGCATCTACTACAACGGATTTTGCTAAATAATTTTTAAGCAAGTTATCCATTTTATTACCATGATTGAAAATGGAGTATAGATACGAATCTCGGATGGAAGATAATTGACGTGTACTCATTACGCTTCTTCTCCTTTAGTTCCTAATCGTTTAAATTCTTCTTCGTCGATGTCTTCGAAGATAATACCGTCAATGGGAATATCCAAAGCGGTATTCAATATAATTATATCATAGGTAATAGAATCACTGATAATACGATCAACGATATCTTTACGCATATAATATTCGAATGAGCGGATGACGATAATATTGTATGTCATATTAGGATCCACTACTGGGTCTGGGTATGAGATTGAGTCTAACTTTGTATTGTGATGTGTTTTAACTCGTGTCTCAGCTAAAATTCCTGGTTGTACTGGGAATAAAGAGAATACGATATCTTCGGTGTACACACTCTCCATCATACGATCAATTTCAATCGAACGGTTAAGTGTTAATACCCCATCGAGTGATTCAATACTATTATGGGAAATAAAGTGTACAGATGAATTCTCTTTTTTGTTATCAATTGAATCAAAGAATGCTTGAGCTCGTTGCTCTTGTTCTTTCGTTAACGGTAATTTGTATCTATTTTTAAGATACTCAACCATACTCACTTCATTGATAATCGTGTTGTTGCCTAACATAATCCAAAATCTCCTTTACTGTTAAATACATTAATCTCTTGTCGATGCAAAATAAGTGTACTAGACGTATAAATTGTCTAGTACACTTAGTCATTAATCGATTTTTACATTCTTTAAAATATCGATAACTTGTTCATCATCCAGTTCTGGTACTTCGGCTTGATGTTTCATTTCTTCATGAATGACTTCATCAGGAACCACATTCATACCAATATACCCAAAACGAGTATTTAATAATACCACTTTTACTGGAGAGTCTGGATTACCCATAACTACAAAGATGGGAGCACCAATTGATGCATTAATACGATCCGTTTCTTCAACGATTTCATTGGCATCAATCGACTCAATAAATTTACAGATGGATTTAAAACTTGGGTGATTATTTTGTTTCACAATACGAATCAATTGAGCACCGATTCGTAAGGGTCCTTCACCCACAGGAACTTCATGTTCGGAGAGTTGATTAAATTCCCGAATGTCTTTTAATAATTGCTTAATCTTTTTAATCTTCATTACGTCCTCCAATATAGCTATCTATCTTTATAATCATATTCATAATATGATTGCAAATCGCTAATATTATCACTAATTTGATTAATGTATAGGTTATTCACATAGATGAGAATCCGATAGGTAGCATCCACATTTTTATTGTAAATGAGAACCCGTTTATGAGGTAAATCAACAACATAGTCAATTTTATCTCCCGGTTTTTCTCTCTTTCCTTTTAGGATCGTTTCATTTTTTAAGATAATGAAATTGAATAGAATGTCTGTGCTAATCCCATGACTATCATGGTATTGTAAAATTTCATCAAGTACAGAGTCCCCTAATAGCTTAGATAAATCTAATATATCAGGTTTCTTTGGTTCCAAGTCCTCTTCGATTTGGAACATATTTGTGAACAGAAGTCGATAGCCGTTTTCATCTTCTTCACCAAATTGGATTGTTGGTGTATAGTAGGTACGAATATTGATACCATCTGTACTTCCTATATCTAACCCCATATTGGCTTTGAACCCTTTATCGTCCCGCTCTGTACTCAATTGGAATTGACCCATGGTGTTGAACTCAGCGGTTAATGTGAAATTAATATTAGCTGATTCAGATACAGAACCATGTTTAGATAAATCATCCATAGAAATATCAGTAAATACATATTCCATGGTAACGGGATAATATAAAAAGAATTCTTCATGGGACGATGCTGTTTTTTCTTTATACGTCCAATACTTATTAGAATGACCTGTTAGATATTCTAAGAATGGTTTAACAGACATCTCTTCATTCCGAATTGGTTTTTCAGCTAAGGTAGAAATTTGTTCAACAATCTGACCTGGAACAAAGCATTCTAGTGCCGTTTGTTGCCAATAGATTTGGTTCTCATTGAATCGATTTAATAGTGAGCTATACACGTTCACTTGTTGATAGGCTGTATCAAACATCATAGTGACCTGTAATACCACACGATACCGATTCGTAAAGTAGGATAATGAGATATCATTTACATCATCACGGAATAGTGGAAGAAACTGACCGTAGTTCTTATTGAAGTTCGTCCCATTATACATACGAGTGAACATAGACCCTGATAAAAAGATATCATCATTAACTTCTAAGTGGGGTCTAATAATCAAAATGGGGCGATTCTTCTTAATGAAGGCAGCTTCTTGACGATTTTCATTTATCTTAAATTCTCTATATGCCATACGACTAGAGATATGAGTATGCCTAAAAAAATTAGGAGTGAATAAACTTTTAATGAATTCTGTCATCTGGAATGTCACATTCCCAACGGTATGTGCCAGACTAGAATTTACTATGGCTTGATTCATTAGTATCACCTCTACAGACTTGTCTAATGAAGTACTTATAAATGAAAACAATATGGTAATGCAAGATTGGTTGTCTTGTATCTTGGTTTGGCTAACTTACCATAAAATCTTCTCTTATACAAAAATACATGAAATGAGTATATGACATACGTCATATACTCATTTTAACATAAAAAAATAAGGATGTACTCGAGTGAGTACATCCTTTCTTATTATTTATTACAGAACTGATACAATCCAATCAATTGGTCTTTAATCAAAGAAAACTTGTTATTGAATCGACCTGTAT